CCAACAATGCCAGATTTGCGGCTGGTGGGCAATGTGATCAGTGTGCTGGCTTGCTGGTGGGCTATTCCTGCTCTTTAACATTGCCATGCCGCGATGTTTTCCAGGTATGCGACCCCATTTTTGTGCGCCTGTACTCTTTAAGGAATTTCTCAAGGATAAACGCACAGGGCGCGAATCTGTCTGACTCATACTCGTACGCTATCTTTCTGCGCTGTCTTTTCCGTGCCGGTGATGGTGTATTGGTTGATTCTTTGTTGGTCATGGCGCTGCCCTGTAAAACGATGCACCGTAGTTCCTCACACCACGGCGCTGGTGATGGTTACTCCTGTTCTTTGGCCTTGCGGCGCTGGAGTTCTTCACGCGCGACGGTGATGAGTTGCCCGATCTCCTCGGCAGCTTTGACTCCGATTTTTTCCACCTGCGCCAGTGCATCGAGCGAAGAAACCAAGGGATTTTCTCCTCTTCCTTCTGCCTGGCGGCGGGCGATCTCACCGCGCATAGCGGTTACGATGAATCCGGCGTTGCTTTCGCCGTCCAGTTTTACGGATTCCATGCCTTCAAAAGCATCATGTGGGATACGAATTGAAATCTGTTTTGATTTGTCGTTGATAGTGTTTTTTGCCATGTGCATTCTCCTAAACAAAAGATGTGATTCAGTATACACAAAAAAGAATCACAAAAAATACTTGACCTGTGATTCAGTTAAATTTAATTTAAATCACACCTCGGTAAGAGGATGTAAACGACAACGCCCCGAACTGTTTGCGGCAGTAGCGGGGCGTCTAACCAAACCGTTAAACGAGGTAACGATTATGGCTGGAACACAGCATACCCAAACTCACCCTAAATTTATATACACCTTCCTGGCGGTGCACCGTGATTGCATCGCTGACGGTAAAAACACTGTACACATAGCCGCCGATACGCTGGTTGATGCCTGCGAGATGCTCAATGACATGGGCTATATCTCGGCAACATGGAAAGGGCGCGAAGAAAACACGCTGTTTATTCAGAAATGCGAAAACAATTTTATATGGCGTTTTATCGCCCTGAGCACAGCACAACCGCGTGTAATTCACATCGAGGCCACCAGCGAACAGGAAGCACGCCAGCAATCTCCTGATGGCTGCGTGATGGTATTCGCCGCCCGTATTCGCCAGGAGGTGGAGCATGTGTAATGCAACATGGCCTGATGCAGCGGTAGACGCTATCAAAACGCTGATGGATTCACTTATTGAGATTTCTGCTATCGCTGGTGTGGCGCATAAACACGCAGCCAGAGAATCAGAATGCATCTTCCATTATTTAGCATTTGTGCAGCTAAAAGCCGATCAGGCACTGGATAAGGCCGGAAAAATTATCATGGCTGATGTGCAGGAGGTGCACCATGCATAACCTGTCAATTTCTGACCTTAACAGCATTCAGTTTGACGAGAAATTTACCGGGCAGTTGCTGGTCAATGTGGAGAACGGGCGCATAGTGCGTAATTATCACCTGCCGGATGGTGCAATTGCCGGAAGCGTTGAAGCATTGCTGGAACTGGCGGAACGTGTGCGACTGATTAAGCCGTCAACGAGCCATCACGATGATGATCTGCATTTTACCGGACGTATGGTGAGTCACTACGAAAACGGCGTCGAGGTATCCTGCGAACGGCTGCGTGATGATTGCTGTTTCGGTACACTGCCGGAATTTATCGAGTTGCTGACCAGTTGCGGTTATCAGGTCATTCAGGGGGGGAAACATGCGTGATGATCGTTTTAATTCCCTGAAACGGGAATTTGATGGCGCACCGGAAGATGCAGCGGGCGCATTGTTGAGCGTTGCTGACATGATGAAAGCTGCATATTTTCTTATCAATACCAGTGGCTACAAGTCAGAGGGTGAAATGATTCTTAGTATTGCGTCGGACTATGCGGAATATGTGGCAGAGACGCGTTACAGAAGAAAATTCACGGAGGATGTAAGCCATGCATAATCATGAAGCGCATGTACCCGTAGTGCTTAATGTGCCAGATGATTTCACCGGACGCGTACTGGTTTACCTGGATAAAGGGAAAGTGAAATCACAATGCCGACTGAAAAGTAATGAGATTGTTGGTTCTCCTGAATTTTTTTCTGAACTTTATATTCGTGCGGAAATAAAACCGGAACTGCTGACAGGAAAATAAAACCATGAAAAAGAAAAATTCTGGCTTTACTGCCAGCGGTCTCTCTCGGCCTGAAATCAGACTCGGAGATATTTACCGCGACACCAGACGTGGGGGACGAGTGGTTATTCGTCACGTTACGCCAGGCAATATCACCTACCGCCGTGATTTTACGCTGGTGGACCATTATAAAGCCGTAAATCAAAAACGTGCAGCAAGCTATATCCGCAAAATCCGTGAAATGCTGGTTGCAGGGGGGAAAAAATGAAACTGGCACCGAACGTAAAAAAACAGCCACGCGGAATAAAACACAAAGACACAGAGGTAATTATTTTCGCGGGTAGTGATGCCTGGGCACACGCGAAACAATGGCAGGAGCACGATGCGCGTATGGCTGGAGATAATGAGCCACCTGTTGTGCTGGCTGATGAACAACTGAAAGAGATCGGAAATCTGCAAATAGTGCCTGATGGGCGCACATCCGCGCGCATATTCAGAGCCGGACAGTTAGATCCTGTAATGGTTAAGGCAATTGGTCAGAAGCTGGCGGCGGCAAGTATACAGAATGCGAATTATTACCCTGATGGCATGCACAGCCAGAAGTGTGAAAACTGGCGTGAATACCTTGCCCGTGAGCGTAAAAACATTGATGACGGACTGATTATCCGGTTTCCGGCAAAGAAAAAAACAGAAGACAGCGCGACACCACTGGCACTTAACCAGATGGGAGCAAGCCAGCGCGGCGAAGTTCTCCTGGCACATTATGGCGGTGAACTGGCAATCAATGCGGATTCTGACACCGTTCACCACTACAACGGTGTTGTATGGGAGCCGGTACAGGATAAAGAGTTACAGCGGGCTATGGCGCAGATTTTTATTGATGCGGAAATCAGCTATTCGCAGAACGCCATCAAATCGGCGGTCGATACCATGAAGTTAAGTTTGCCCGTAATGGGGAATACCGCCCGTAACCTGATTGGATTCAGTAACGGTGTTTTTGATACCCGGACAGGCGATTTTCGGGAGCACGACAAAAACGACTGGTTGTTAATTGCCAGTGAATTACCGTTCAACCCGCCAGCAGAGGGGGAAACGCTGGCAACGCATGCGCCGAATTTCTGGAAATGGTTGCGCCGTTCGGTGGCAGAGAATGAACGCAAAGCGGATCGCGTACTGGCGGCGTTATTCATGGTGCTGGCGAATCGGTACGACTGGCAGTTATTTCTTGAGGTAACGGGGCCGGGTGGAAGCGGTAAAAGCGTAATGGCGGAGATTTGCACTATGCTGGCGGGTAAGGCCAACACGGTATCGGCAAGCATGAAGGCGCTGGAAGATGCCAGGGAACGCGCGTTAGTGGTTGGCTTTTCGCTGATTATTATGCCGGATATGACCCGTTACGCTGGTGATGGTGCAGGAATTAAGGCCATTACAGGCGGTGATAAGGTGGCAATCGACCCGAAACATAAAGCCCCCTACTCAACACGCATTCAGGCGGTCGTGCTGGCGGTGAACAATAACGCCATGTCATTCAGTGACCGCAGCGGTGGGATATCACGTCGTCGGGTAATATTCAATTTTTCGGACCGGAGAACGAACGTGACCCTATGCTGGCTGAAAAAATAGAAGGAGAGCTGGCGGTAGTGATTCGCCACCTGCTTACACGCTTTTCTGACCAGGACGAAGCTAAACGCCTGCTATATGAGCAGCAGAAATCAGAAGAAGCCCTAGTGATAAAACGCGAGGGCGATTCGCTGGTGGACTTCTGCGGCTATCTCATGTCGTCGGTAATGTGCGATGGCCTGTTAGTGGGTAATGCTGAAATTATTCCGTTCAGCCCGCGCAGGTATCTCTATCACGCCTATCTGGCGTATATGAGGGCACACGGATTCGGTAAGCCCGTAACACTGACACGCTTCGGTAAGGATATGCCAGGGGCAATGGCGGAATACGGCAGGGAGTATATGAAACGGAAAACGAAGCATGGCTTGCGTTCAAACGTGATACTGACAGAGGATTCAGAAGACTGGATGCCCTCATGTGCATCGGTCACAAATGACGATGGCAAAAATTAAACTTATGGAATAACTGTTCATCACTGTTCACCCTGTAATAAATGTGTTCTATATCAGTTGGTTATAGGGTGAACAGTTATTCATGAACTGTTCATCAAACTATTCACTGTTCACCTTTTTGATTATTTGTTGAGCTTTAAGGGTGAACAGTGGTGAACAGTTGGTGAATAGTTTTTGTGAAACTGTTCACCCATTAACACAATGAATTAAAAGGAGAAAAGGAAAAAGGTGAACAGGTGAAGGGTTAAAATGCAAAAATTTTATTTTATTGCTGTGAGGTAAAGGCTGTGACAACGAAGCACACAAAAAACACAATCTCACGCCCTTGATTTGACAGAACACAGGCTGAGGGAGGCGATAAAAATCATCGACCGCAACGCCGGGGAAGGATACGCGAAAGTACA